TCTGACCATGCTTATGATGCTTTAAGATATTTAATTATGTCAAGACCACAAAAACCATCAGCATATAGAGAAATGGCAGAAATAAAACGATTTACACCTTCTGACCCTACATTTGGATATTAAATAACAATGGATGATTGGATAATAACAAATATGAGAAACATGATAATAGATGGATTAATCGCACACGCAGAAGGACATATAACAAAACATAAAGCTAATATTGAAGTATACCTTAAAAATCCAGTAGGAGTAGGCGAACACCCAGATATATTAGAAGCAATAGAAAAAGAATTAGATGTTATAGCTAAGTATGATGACCACATAGCTATGTTAAAAAAATATTTTTAAATGCCAGTATATAGATTTAAAAATAAAGAAACAAACGAAGTCTATGACAAAGTTATGTCATATGATGATATGATGAAGTATCGCAGGAAAAGACATATAGAGCAAGTCTTTGTTGCTCCAAAGATATTTAGATTAAACGATATGGGCGGACCGGAAGACCAATTTA